GGCTCAATAGGACCTTGTCTGTCGGGGTTCATCGGAATATTATTAAACTTGCCATAACCATCCCAGGTCTTGGTGTCAGATTCGGTTTGGGAGGTAGCTTGTCCAAGAGACGGGTCGCTCTCCCCCAACTTAATATTACGTGGTTCGTCAAAAGACACATTTGGATTCTTAAAGAACTCAGACTTGGGCTTGGAGCTGGCGGACGGAGTAATATCAGCCAGATCATTCAGTTCGTTTTCCAGGTTATTCAAATCATCTAAATCAATATCGCTGGTCGGCTTCCGGCTTTCCTTAATCTTGTCATTCATAAGCAATTCCAGGCCGCCCCCAAAATTGGAGGTCTTGCCGAAACCGCTATTTCCGCCGAAATTATTGTCGTCAAAGTCGAGTTCTGTAATTTCAATCATGTCAGCCATTATATCTATTCATTAACTAGAACTTTTAATTTTAAGTCTTACGAATAATAAAATATATATTGCTAATTGTATTCTAATATGCACCATTGAACATTTTGAGGGCGGCGTTAGAACTTTTTGTTGTTAATAAACCAGATCCCCTGTAAAAACGAATCAGATAAATCATCCTTCTTTTTATGTTTATTGAAGTACTCAATGTGTTCGTTGAAGCTATCGTTATCTGTTATAATTCCTAAACATTTGGAGATGCCGAGTTTTTTCCTGTCGCTGTAATTGGACTTGTCCTTTGCATCACAATCTTTCAATTTATTGCCGGCAGAAATAAACTCAATGTGGTCTACAGTTATATTGGACATGATGAAATACTGCACTATCATGCCTTGGATTGTTTTCATTCTTGTTGCAATGGGACTGATCTGATTTTCAATAATAACATAATCTATTTTTCCCTCTGCATCGAATAGTTTATTAAATTTAGTCTTTATATTTAACCCAATGTTGAAGAGGTCTACATCGGCTGCCTTTGTGGCTTCAATTGTTTGGAAATAACTCCCGCTAATATAATCATTAATCGCGGCGACCAATTCTGGCTTCTTAGCCTTTGACGAGTACTTAATATTGTGATTATCGGCAATCTCATAAAGTTTTTGAACCTTCTGTTTGTTAATAAAGGCCGGCGCTTGCTCCGCAGACGGTATCTGTAGCGGCTGTTTTTTCGCATGCTTTAAACAATAACACTCGTCGTTATTCTTAAACTTTGCGGGTTTGTCGCAGGCTATATTCTTTTCAATGAAACAGCAATTGATCGTTTCTTCTTGCTCGGATATATTGACGATATCCCACTTTGTTACCTTAAACCCGTCTGCGCCTGCCGGTTTTTCAAAAAGGCAAAAGGCCAGATTTTTGATGCCAACGTCAATTGACAAGATTTTCATACAATAATAAATTATAAAACTTATTATTATATTGTTTGCGAGGCTATTACATATTTCCCTTTTGGTAATTCGCAGGGTTCACTGAGGGCGCAATCAATCGGGCATTTAACTGCTCTCTTGTTAGGTAGGGGTTCTTTAAATCGCTGTTGCAATATCCAAATCCGGGTTTCGCGGTGTCAAATGTGTTTTTAAATTTGTACGGCACATTATCAGACGGGGTTCGGTCTGATTTTATATGAGGGTCAAGTCCCAGCACATAGCACGATTCGGCGCTATTGTAGTTCATGATTTGAAGACCATTGTTCTGCAAGTATTGGCGGTAGTTCCAGTTTGATGTGATGCCCTCTTTTTGTTGGATTCTCTGATTCACAACAGCTGCCGGGTCCCAAGTGGCGTAGTTTCTTCCATCGCTCATAATAGGAGGGAAGTTGAAATTGATATTATTAGATCCAGAATAGCATACGCCCCAACTCATTTATATAACTACAAGATAAAATCTTATTCTGCCTCAAGCAATTTAAGCAGCTCGTTCTTTTTCATTTTTGCGGCATCTGTGGCCAACCCTCGTTCGGTAACAATATTTCTTAACTTGGGCAACGGTAGCTTTTTATAATCCACTAATTCTGCACCGGTCTCTTCTAAACTGATATTAATCGTTTTGAAATCAGATGCGGATATATTTAAGCGTGTTTCAGCCTTAATCTCCTCTGCGGCGATGATGTCGCTGGATTGTATATCCAGTTTGTACTCTGAGCTCTCATCGCTGGACACTGATAGCGCCTCGTCCGTTAAATCGTCTAAATCCTCGAGTTCATTCAATCCCACATCTTCGTTATTGCCGGGCGCTGGAATATTTAATCTGAGGACCTTCACAACCTCCTCCTCTTCGTCGCTGGACTCGTCATCTGAGTCTCGGTCATCATGTGATAGTGAATCCGCATCAATGTCTGAGTCGGAGTCGTCCATAACGGACTCGTCGTCTTCTTCGCTATCATCGTCAGAAACTGGGATTAAATTATCGACTTCTTGCAAATATAGAGATTTATTCGAATTCTCTAAAGGCGGTGATTGTATACCCATTTGTTGCCTATCCATTTGTTGCCCTCCCATTTGTTGCCCTCCCATTTGACCCATTTGCCCTCCCATTTGTCCCATCGCTACTTGATTTAATCCCATTTTTACACCATTCATATCTTCTGCTAAAGTAGACACAAGGCTTAACATGGACGCGATTTTGTGGTTTTGATCTCGCATTTTACTTTCAAAGTAAACCACAACAAGAGCAACAACGAGTAATAATATACCCAAAAACATCAAGAATGTGGGGGTGAATAATTCAGATAAGGCTGTCATTTTATTACAAAAAGGTTATATAAATTAATTTGTTAATTAACGAATTGATTTATTGTTTGTTTAGGTCTACATCGAATTTACTATTTTGCGGGCTGTGCCAAAAATATAATCCATCCAATACTCGCCATAATTGCAGTATATATATTTGTGGTGGTCTAAGTGATGTTCGCCTACCATAAATGCACATCTTGCATCGTGGGCCAGGACACCTCGCGCATTTATAAATAAGATACTGGATATTAACTGATATATGTAAATTTTGTGCATGTACATCGCCAAAAATAGGCCGACACTTGTTAGCGGCACCTCAATTAGGTGTACATTATAAAAATCTATGTAGTCCGGGTTGGGTTTTCTGTGGTGAATCTTATGAATTGTGTAAAAATACCTTGTGTGTAATAGTCTGTGCATAAAGTAGTAGAAAAAATCATAGTATAACAAATATACTATGAACCACCTCATTGCGCCTAAATATGATATAGATTTTCTTCTTATAAAATTGGAAATAAAATAGAACAGAAAATTATTGTGCGCCATCGACAATGACGGTGTTGTCAATAATTTCCTTAGGATAATTCATGTCTGTCAGGATGCTAATTCCACCTTTTACTTCTGATATACCTTTTGTTAGTTTGTAGCTATATCGTATTTTATTGTCTATTTTTTCTGCCATCATTTTACAGTTTTGGATTCCGGGAACCTTGTCTAATTTCTTGCATACCTTAACAAAATGAGTGGTAAGTAAGCTGGAGACGTTCTTATATTTTTGTAAATACATCATGAATGCGGATGCACTTGTTTCAGCCTCCTCAGGATTAGTACCTGAATACAATTCGTCAAACGCGCAGAAATGGGCATCCCTCTTGTTCGCACTTATTGTATCCAATATTTCCTTGCACCGTCGCGCTTCTGCTTGAAATAGGCTGTCGCGTCCCGATGTATCGGGAATATTCAGGTAACAATGTAGGTATTTAAACGGTGCAATTTTTGCCGACTCGTAGAACCCACATCCGAATTGTTGTGTAAGAATGATGTTAATTAGCGTCGACTTTAATATTGTAGTCTTCCCCGATGCATTAGGACCGGTTATAATCATATTATTCTTTAGCTTAATTGTATTTTTCACTGGCTTCTCATTTTTCAGACAAGCATAATAGCTCTTATTAAATACCGTCTTTTTGGTGTCTGTTATAAATGACGCGTAGTTCATTTTTCTCTCTATTATATTAGTTTGTAACCCATTCAGGCAGTCAATATACCCATTGAAGCCGAGCGAGTACATGATAGCATCGTCGTAGTCCTTGTCAGTATGCAGTTCATAGAAGTATTTAAATATACGACCTATTTCCTTAAATTTGCTAAGATTATACACGCTGTATTCGGATATAGATTTTATGTTCTTGTTAATCTTCTCAAGAATGGCCATTTTGTTTACCAGGTTGTTGTTAAATGCCTCGTGTGTGGTCAACCCAGACGAATATTTTAGATAATTGCTCATGGAAGCCAGTGTGTTGTCCAGGTACAACTGAAGGTCCCTGAAGTGGTTGTGTATAATCCGCATGTTGTTATTAAACCGGACACAAACCATTACATTCTGGTATATTGAAAACACGTAAAATGCAGCCGATACAAAAATATATATCTGCTCTTGTGCGGTGATCTCTGAGAAGTTCACCGTAAATAACTTACCAATCGCGTTTGTTTCGGCGACAGTTTTTAATACGGTAATGTACTCATTTATCGTAAGAGGTAGACCTTTTATTTTTAGTACAAAGAAGGGTAGTATCAGTATTATTATAGGGACGAATAGAGAGAATACGGGGGAGAACAAATTGTAGATGCTAATAAACTGCAAAAACACCTCCGACCTATTCAAAAACTCACCTGCTTCCCATTCGATATAATAATATTTCTCTCTAAATCCGGCCTCAAGTTTCAACTCGTTCCAGATGTCAACAATGCTTTTATAGTTTGCAGATATGCTGGTGTATCTCGTTTCCGGCGGCACGTACTCCTTTATAAGTTTTTGATTATCCTTTAAAAAAAGAACATCCGTTGTGTAATATTTCACCAACTGTTCGTTTAATTTTGCAGAAATGTCATTCTCGTTATTGAAACAAAATGTATAAATAGAATTGCATGACGCATCGTGCGTGTTTACCAATTCTAAATCCGTAATAACGTTTGCCTTCAGTTCAATCTTGTCATTATTATAGTAAATGGGGACCTTGAAATGCTCATTAACCTTATCAACAATACTCGGCACGAGTTCAGTGGCAGTTTCTTTATTTGGTTTGTTATCCATATTATTTCTAAATTTAAATAAAATGGATTATTTTACGAATCTCAAACACGCGCTAACAAAATAAGTCCCAATATATGATTATTCACATGAAACGCATGGTTATTAAGACGAGATAAATTTGATATTCGCAGGCATTTCCGATATCTGTGTAGAGTAATGCGACTCAATCTCTTTTAGCTTGGAGACGTCTCGTCTTGTAATGAAATTTATACCAACACCCTTTCTTCCCCATCGACCACTTCTGCCGATTCTGTGAAGATAGGTGTTTACGCATTTTGGGATATCAAAGTTAATAACAATACTAACCTGCTGAACATCAATCCCTCTGGCGGTTACGTTGGATGAAATAAGAACGCGTGATGCACCCGACTTGAACTCGCTAAATGCTGCGGCCCGTTCTGACTTGTCCATTCCACTATGAAGGCGACAAACAGGGAACGAATCCTCCTTCATTGCTTCATATAGATCTTGCACTCGCTTCACGCTATTGCAGTAAATAATGCACTGTGAAACAGACAAGAACGAGAACAGATCCTTCAATGTTAGATACTTCTGGCGGTCATCGTCTACCGCAATATAATACTGCGCGATACCCTCCAACGTAAGCATCTCGCGCTTAACACTGATTTTGATTGGGTTTCGCATAATCTTATCTATAACACCGTTCATGCTCTCTGGCAAAGTCGCGCTAACCAACACGACCTGAACGTCGGGGCTTAAATACTGGAAAATATTATACACCTGCTCCTTGAACCCAGATGACAACAATTCGTCTGCCTCGTCGAGGACCACAATCTTAATTTTATGAGAAGAAATTCTATCGCGGCGCATCATATCAAATACGCGGCCGGGGCACCCGCAGATTACATGGGGGACGTTCTTGCTGGAAAAACTGCTCCCTTCTTCAACTGCCGATCCACCGAATGCGCATTGTACGCGTAGCCCCTTTGTCATACTTCCGATACCCTCAAAAACCTTTGCTGTTTGAAGGGTTAGTTCTTTAGTAGGAGACAGAACGAGTGCCTGTGTAGAATTATTTGTGACGTCAACATTAGACAATGCGCCGATAGTAAACGTAGCCGTCTTACCTGTACCGGACTGTGCCTGGGCAATCACATCTCGTTTCATAACGATGGGTTTGATTGCCTTTTTTTGAATAGGACTCGGGTTTTCAAACCCGTAAGCATAAATGCCTCTTAATAGGTCTGGACTCAGTTCTAAATCGTCCCATGTATTAATTTCATACGAAGAATCATATATTTCTCCGTTTCCCCCCTCCGCGCTGATAACTTCAGGTTCTGTAGTTGCCATTTATACTATAATATCGCCTTCTGTTTAAGCATATTTAAAAATATTATAATATTGAAAAAAAATTGATATAAATATTGTTTGTGTAGTATAAGACATATAGGATGACGACTGCGATGCATAGATATACTCTGGATAATATAACTGCTATCTTGTTTGCCGGATTTGACTATAAATTGCCAGACGAAGTCCTTGAAAATATTTCAAATTTGGCGCTGCAAGTTGGTTCGCCAGACTATGTGAAAACGCCCGTATTTCAGAAACGAGAAAATCCGTTGAAGAGCGATGTTGCCTCCAAGGACACTCCCGGATATAAGAAGAACAAGCGAAGTAAGGGGCACGAAATCACAAATGACGATGACTGGCAGCCAAATAGAACCTTCCAGCCTACAAAGATTGAAGGCAAGGTGGGTCTTGATTCTCAGATTGACACAGTTCGCGCATACTTGAATAAGCTGACAGATAAGAA